GTGAGTTCTTTACAGTTAATGCTATTACTGGTGAGGTTACAATTGATGCCGAAAACATCAATTTACAAGGTTTATCAGCAATTGGTCCGTTCAAACGCAACGGTATTCCGGTAGGTGTACAACTTAGAGAAGTTAGTGATAATACGAGTCTCTTGGCTAGTAATGGTCTACAAGATGTTAATACAGCACCGACTCAACGTGCTGTAGCAGTCTATGTTCAAAATAATTATCTAAACAAAGTACAGAGTGCTGCTCAAACTATTGTAGGTCCAACAACATTCTCAGCTGATATTGGAATAGACGGTGGCGACATTTATTCAACCGCTACTACATTTAATTTATTGAACCGAGATAGTTCAGCATCTATTACTGATGACGGACCAGCTACCGTTAATGCTTTCTTAAATGCTGGCACAATAAACATTGCTCATACCACTAGTAATACTAATATCAACGGAAATTTAGTTGTTAAAGGTAGTATTGTTAGTTCAACACAAGCTAGTGTTAATTTATTAGATACAACAACTGCAACTGTAAACGCATTTGGTGCTGCCACTGCGATTAATATTGGTGCAGCAACCGGTTCTTTTATAGTCGACAACCAAACTATAACATTTACCAATGCTACAAATCTAAATGTTAACGGTGCTAACCCAACATTGGCAAGTACCAGTACTGGAACATTAACATTATTTGACACACTAATTACATCAGTTAACGCTTTTAGATCAGCGACTAGTGTTACACTAGGTGAAGGTTCAGGCACCTTAACTATACAAAGTGCTAGCACAGTATTAAATGGAGATTTACAAGTTAAAGGTGGTGACATCACCACTAACCAAACAACGTTTAATCTGTTAAACACAACTGCCGCAACGGTTAATGGATTCGGCGCAGCCACAGCACTTAATTTAGGTGCAGGCAGCGGCCTGACTACTATTGCTAATAGTTTAAAAGTTAACTTAGATTCTACATTAGGTACTGACACCACATCCGCTAACATATTCAACGGTACAGCTACATTTAACATCCGTGATAACATCACAAGTAGTTTTGAAATTTTAGAATCTACTAATAGTTATATTAAACTTAATACAACGAACTCTGTTGAATTAATTACACTTGGCGCATTGCCAAAAGTAAGTGTATTGAATACAACCGATGCTTCGAGTACTACAGTAGCTTCTACTATATTTGCAGGCGGTGTTGGAATTGCTAAGAAATTATACGTTGGCACAGATTTAAATGTAGCAGGTAGCACAACATTAGGCGATGCTAGAGCTGTGGACACTCACTCTATCAGTGGTGTTACAACTATTGATGTACCTGACAATACAGCTATAGCATTCCAAGTTAAAGAGAATACTCAGACTTATATTACTGCAGTAACAACTAACGCTAGTGAAAGTGTTACTATTGAAGCAACACCAAAACTATTAGTTCTTAATACAACTGATAACACATTAGGCACAGCCGCAAGTGGATCGGCACAGTTTAGTGGCGGTGTTGGCATTGCTAAAAATTTAACAGTTGGCACTAACTTAACTGTTAATACAGATATTGTTGCTACAGGTGACTTAGCTGTTAATGGTGGCGACTTTACAACTACAGCCGCAACATTTAATATTTTAAACAACAACGCCGCTACAATTAACTTTGGCGGTGCAGGTACATCTATCGTAATCGGTGCTGCTACTGGTACAACAAATATTAAGCATAATTTAGATGTTGACGGTGATGTAAACATCGATGGCGGCGACTTGACAGTTAGCACAGCAACATTTAATCTTGCTAACACTAACGCAACTACAATTAACTTTGGCGGTGTTGCTACAGGAGTTAATATTGGAACAAGTGCTGCTTCAGCAAGTACACTAACGTTCGGGCCCGGAATATCAGGCAACATTATTAAAATTGGTTCTGTAACATCAGGCACAGTTAGTCTTACAACCGATGTTACAACTGGTACAGCAAACATATTCACCGGTTTGACAACTGGCACAATGAATTTGGCAACTGGTGGCGCAAGTACTGTTAACATTGGCGGAACTACTACCACTGTTAACATTGGCACAACAACTGGCGATAGTATACTTGAAGTTAGGGGAAATGCCACAACGGGTACTGCTACTATTAGAACTAACAGTGGTGCTACTACTGCAGCTGTCTTTAATACCGTGGCAACTACTGGTAACTTATTTGGTGTAGGTACAAGTATTAACGTTGGTATAAACGCAGCCTCAGCCAGCACACTGACATTTGGTCCCGCTATCTCTGCCAATACATTTAAGATTGGTAGCACTACTGGCGGCACAATTAATTTAACCAGCGATGTAACTACCGGTACTGTTAATCTATATACTAGTTTAACATCTGGTACTATAAACATTGGCACGGGTTCAGGCGGCACAACTAACATTGAAGGTGCTGGAGGCATAGTTAATATTGGCGCAACAACTGGCGATAGTATACTTGAAGTTAGAGGTAATGCTACTACCGGTACTGCTACTATTAGAACTAACGCAGGCGTTACTACAGCCGCTGTTTTCAATACGGTCGCTACAACTGGCAATGCTTTTGGTGTAGCAACTGGTATTAACTTAGGTATAAGTGCTGCCGCACTAAGCACACTGACATTTGGTCCTTCAATTACTGGTAACATCTTTAAGATTGGTAGCACCACTGGCGGCACAATTAACCTAACAACAGATGTAACAACTGGAACAGTTAATGCTTGGCAAAGTGTAACCGGCACTGTTAAAATTGGCTCAAGCGGAATTATTAATCTTGGTACAAGTGCCAGCGCTACAACAACTGTTCAAGTAGGCGGCGCCGTAACAGGCAATATTATTAAAATTAACGGAACGGCAGCAGGTACAGTAACCGTATCTAGCGATGTAACTACCGGACAAGTTGATGTGTTTACCGGAGTAACAACAGGTACTATTAATATTGGCACAGGAGGCGCAAGCACAATCAATATTGGCGGTACTGGCAGTACAACTAACATTAAACAGCTAACACTGACAACTAATTTGGCAGTACAGTATGGTGGTACAGGATTAAATACAATCACAACAAATGGTGTTGTTTATGGTAACGGTACAAGTGCAGCAGGCGTAACAGCAGCAAGTGTTCCAGGTTCAAACGCAACAACAAGTTATGGAATTTTGACAACGGACGTGAGTAATGTTCCGGTCTGGACAGATACAATAGACGGTGGAAGTTATTAAAGGGCGCCAGGGAAATCTGGCCTGACCCGCAGGGCGTCGCAAGACCTGACCCAACCTTTTTAGGAATAGCAGAATGGCAACAAAGATTATACACAAACGTAGTAGTACGGTAGACAAAGTACCGGTCGCAGGCGATTTATCAGCAGGCGAGTTAGCATTAAACACAGCTGACGCTAAAATTTATATGAAAAATGACGCCGGCACAATAGTCGACGTTACAGCAAGCATATACAAAAAAGATACAAACGTAACAGTAACTGATACTGGTACAAATGGTACAATAACTACAGTGGCAGACGGTGTCACAGTAGGTACAATGACCAGTACACAGACTAGTTTTACGCAAAATACTGCTATAGAGAATGCTAAACTCTTACAACTGAAAGAGTTATCTGCTAATGGTGTAAACTTTACAGGTATCAAAGCTGCCGATAGTCTAGCAGCGTCCTACAATCTAACACTACCGACAGCAACAGGATTAATAAATCAATTATTGAAAACAGACGGATCAGGTCAATTGGGTTGGACTGACTCGGACACATTTGGTAGTAATCGAGTTTATGTTAGTGCCACTAAAGGTAACGATGCCAACGACGGTATCACAGCACCGGTACTAACTATTAAACGTGCGCTACAAATTGCTTCAGGCCTAGTTTACACATCAGGCGGAGCAGTCAACGGCGTTAGGATTAACGTTATTGTATCGGCAGGTGATTACTACATTGATAATCCTGTTATTGTTCCTGACAACGTAACAGTTAAAGGTGACAGCCTTCGCTCAGTTAATATTAGACCATTAAATGCTGGCCGCGATTTACTACGTGTACGTAACGGTTGCTATTTTGGTGAAGTAACTTTTAGAGACGGCCTTAGTTCAGGCATTCCAAGCTATACGTTTTCTTACGCTGTATCATTTGACGACCCGTTAGATACAAATACTAGTCGAGTAGGATACACATACCTACCAACATCAAAGCCATTAATCAATCAGTCGCCTTACATTCAAAACTGTACACTACTATCATTCTTAGGAGCTAGTGGTGTGCTCGTTGATGGTAGTTTAGTTGTTACTCCTAACACTCCGACAAATCAAATTGAATCAGAAAATCCAGTAAGTGGTCTAGCACCTGAACAAGGTAAAAGTATGGTTGCTAACGCTTTCACTATGTTGAGCTTTGGCGGAACTGGCTGGCGTGTTATTAACGATGCTTATGTACAACTAGTATCTTGCTTCCAGATTTTCATGTTGAATGGAACATATACACAATCAGGCGGATATTGTTCTATTACTAACTCTGCTACTAACTTTGGATTGTATGCTTTACGTGCTAGTGGTTTCAGTCCTAACTCATTTGTGTTTGATAGAGGATACATTGGTACAACTGGAACTACTGGTAGCATACAAACTATCACAGCTTTCGGCTGGACTCGTGTCGACGGGCCCGTTGAAGAATTTATTATTCAAATTTACGATCCAAGTACTACTGCTAATTTAACAAATAGTTATAAAACAGCATTAGGTAATTATTTAAGTGTAAGTTTCAACGCTGCCACAGCTATTAACACAAGCACTGATACATTTACTGTAGTAGCTCATGGTTTACTAAATCAAGACCAAGTATCTTACGAGTCTAATGGCGGAACTCAACTGGGCAATATATATGACGGTGATATCTTTTACGTTAAGAAATTAACTAGCGATACCTTTCAACTATACTACGACAATAGTTTAACCAAATTGGTAGACATTACATTTGCTGGTGTTGGCACACAGAATTTTATCCGACAAGATTACGAGCTATATGTTGATAATGTTACTGAAACACATAATGTATTCCAAGATCTTGTGTTGGCTGCAGGAAGTCCTAGCGGATATACTTTTGTTATTGGCGATTTAGTCGAAGGAACTACAGCTGGATTCCCTAGTAAAGGTTATGTATACAATTATGTCAGCGGCACACGCACACTAACACTATGTATTAACAAAGTAACTATTGGAATTACAGAAACTCGAAATGTGTTTGCTGCTGCTAGCACCATTACTCAGGTAGCAGGTGTGGGTGTTACTTATACTGTAAGCACAGCCACAGCTAGAACAGATTTATACGGCGCAGATTTTGAAATTGCTCCTACTATACTAGGTGGAACATTCACTAATACAGCAACATTACCTGGTAAGAAAATTTACTTCCATCGTCCAAGCGTAACAAACAGTTCTGGACACACTTGGGAATATGCTGGTTCAGGTACAGACTATAATGCCTTGCCGCAGAACGGTGGTAAAACTGTGCCGTTTTACGAACAAGTCAGTGAACAAGCAGGTCGAGTTTACACTTCAGGTACGAACGAACTTGGCGACTTTAAAGTAGGTAACTTTATTACAGCGTTCAACAGAACAGGTAACGTTACTTTCACTAACAAAATTACAGTTGACACACTAGATGTTCTAAGACTAGGTGTTGGCGGCGTGACTGTTGAAAGTATCAGTATTGATCCTGAACTAGGAAATAATGAACCAGGCGGACCAAAAGATACACGCATCAGTACTCAGTTAGCCAACTATACTTATTTCCAAACACATTTAGGTAACGTGTTAGACAAGAGTGTAAGTACAAATGCGATTCCTGGATCGTTGGTACAATTAAATTCAAATGGTCAAATTAACAGCGACTTAATTCCTACCAGCAGAAGTTTTACCAGTTGGACTTCTAACGGAATCGACAGTCGTTTATATCAAGTAGATAATATTCCTGCTAGTGATATTTTGTCGGGCGATATCGCTACTGAAAATTTCTATCAACAAGAATTAACATTATCAGGTCCTGTAACAGCTCCAATTGGATCTATCGTCATCCAAACAACTGGAAATACTGCTACTACTGCTATTACATCGGGTTCAAATACTTTTACCGTGACGCATAGCGGTGCTGTTACACTAGTAGCAAACACTTATGTATTGATTGAAGGCGCTACACCTTCTGCTTATAACGGTGTGTGGAAAATTAATCGTGCTGCCGCAGGAACGTTTACAGTATTTACAACCATTAATCCAGGCACTGCTACAGTACAAGGTACAATTTATTATGGCGGCGCAAGTGGTATTACTAAAGCAGAATACACATCAACAAGTTCAATTATTGTAGGTAGTGTTGGAGCAAACTTTAATACACCGTTTACCGCCAGCGCAAACACATTAATTATTGGTACTGATAGAACACCGAGCGATACAAACACCTCAGTAAATCCAAGTGCTGTGACTTCAGCTAGTTCAACTACTAATAACTATTTCTTGAGAGTTGCAACAACAGGCCAATATTTAATTACTGAGAATACTGCTAGCCCAGTTTTTACAAACGGTACAATCAGCAAGGCATTTAGATATAACAATAATGCTTATATTACTAGCACACTAGCACATAATTTTGTAACTAACAACGAAGTAAAAATTGATGCAGCTACCGCAAGTTTTGACTTAACTACAGAAGTTACGGTAACAAGCTCTACTGAATTTTATTATACAAATACAGCGGCCGACAGCGCAACCAGCGCTAGCACTACAGCAACAGCTACACTAGCGGGCGCTAGCAGCGCACTAACAATGACAGGAAGTGTAGCCGCAGCCAGTTTGACAGGAACTATCACAGTAGGCGATTTTGTATTTGATGTGGCTGGCACTATTCCAAAAGGTTCAAAAATTACTGCTGCCAACATGGCAGTTGATCCGCGAACATTTACAGTTACTTTTCCAGCAACTAGTACAGTGGCTAGTACAACTACAGCTACATTAAAATTCTTTACTCCTGCGTCAGAAACTGGTACAATTCGTTCAGTATTGACAGCAGCTGACAACGGAGCACAATCAGAATTCTTAGAATTACGTGCAGGTGTAATTACCAGTGTTAACAATTTATCAGGCCTAACAGGAGGCACTTTATACACTAATGGTGTTTACTACAATGTTCCTTTAACTAACGTTAGCGGAAGTGGTGTTGGTGCGCTGGCAGATATTACAGTAGCTAGCGGAGCAGTCACTGGCGTAGACATCATATTTGGTGGTGCTAATTATGCTGTTGGTAACGCATTATCCGCCACTTCAGTAGCCGGCGGTTTTGGCAACGGCACAGGATCTGGATTCCAAATACTAGTTAATGCCATCGAAAAACGAATTTATACAACTATTTTCGGAGGCGAAACTTTTGTTGCCACTTCAGGCGCTCCTGACTTTGTTGAAGATAATGCAGCTACTCAATTAACCGCAACTGCTACCGCGACAGTAGTAGCAACATTTAATGCTGCTTCAACTGGTAGCGGTGGTGGTGTTGATACTGTATTAAACAGAATCACTACATTGGCAGTACACGGATTTACTACAGGCGATCCTGTATTATACGATCCTGGATCAGATCCAGCAGTAGGTGGTTTGACTTCAGGCAATGTGTATTATGTAAAAGTTATTACCACAAGTACAATTGAATTGTACAATAACTATTCATTAGGAACAATCCAAGTACTGACTACTAGCACCGGTTCAGGACATACATTTACACGTAAAACCGTAGATATAGTTAACAATTCCGTCACAGTGCCCGCTCACGGATTTATCACAGGTGACGCTTTTCAGATGAAAGGAGCAAGTTTACCAGATCAGAGTAGTGTACAAATTACTTCTGGTAGGCATTTCTTTGTTGGTAGTATAACTACAAATAGTTTTAGTCTTCATGAATTACGTAGCGATGCACTAGATAGTACTGCTGGTGTAACTATTAATGCTGTTGATTTAACTGCCACAGGTTCGGGAACTATAACATTTATTAAAAATAGTGTCAAAATTATTGGTATAGTAAACACTAGTAGTCAAACACGCGGCAACTGGAATAGTCTAGTAGCTACAACTATTGATGCTAGTAATATTGTATCTGGTATTATTGCCACATCAAGACTAGCTACTGGAACAGCTAACAATACAACATTCTTGAGAGGCGACTCAACTTGGCAAACTGTAGTTACAAGCGCTCAAGTTGCGGCCAGCAGCGCACTAACATTAACTGGTAGCGGTTCAAGTCCATTTTACGGTTCATTAACATTTGATGTTACTAAAGTAAACAGTACTGGCGCGGTAGGCAATTACACCGCACCAGGTGTAGCTAGTTTTAACACTGTACAATTCAGCGTAGGTACAGGATCTAGCTTAGGAGCTGGCCAGGTATTGATCAAAGACAACGTTATCGATGCCGGAACATTACAGACTAAAAATTTAGCCTATGTGTTAGATTCAGCTAACCACACAACGCAACCAGTTAGTGTAGGAGGCACAGGACTAGTAACTTATACGCAAGGCGATATGCTATATGCTAGCGCAACTACTACCTTAAACAAATTAGGTATTGGCGTTACCAATACAGTAATGACCAGTAGCGGAACTGCGCCTCAATGGAGTCCAGGTTTAACAATTGCCAAATCATACGACGCAACTGGAGCATCTATTACAACTAGTAGCACAGCTCAAGCGTTTGTATTTGATACTAACGCAAAAGTATTGGCTATTGGTAGTGCTGCTACTAGCGTAGTTATTGGATCAAATACAGTAAGTGAATCATTTACTAGTAACGTTAAGAGTTATACTACTAGCGGCAGTTCGTCGACAACAGTAACAGCCAACATTGGATTAACCGGTGTTATTAGTACTGTAGCCAGAAATGGCAGTAACGTTGCTACAATTACAACTACAGCCAACCACGGATTAACCACAGGTGATATAATAACTGTTGTATGTACAAGTGATGCAGGATTTAATGCGGTACAAACAGCAGCCACAGTAACTGGTTTAACTACTTTTACCTATGCTGACACAGGATCGCTAGTTACTACAGTAGCTGGCACAGGTAGTGTATTCATTGGTGCGGTAGGCATGACATTGGGTACAACTACTGTTAACGCAGATACTTATTTGGCATTTGGTTCTAGTCCAATAACTGCAGGTGTTCGAGTAGGTATGTTGGTACAAGGTAACACATTTATACCAGCAGGTACAACAGTTAGTGGCGTTGACGCCACTCGTGTGTATCTAAGTGCTGCTGTTACTGGTATTATTTCATCAGGTGTACCAATTGCCTTTACAGATACTAATACAAGTATGGGTATTAGAACTGGAGATCAAGTTACTATTGCTAGCTCAGGAGTTGCTAACATAGACGGCACTTGGCCAGTAACTACCGCAGGTGCAACTAGTACAACATTTAATTTTAAAGTTACTACTGCTACTACACAAACTAACTTAGCTCGTGCTGGTACTATTGTTAAAGCGGGTACTATTGTTCTTAAGAATCGTAACGTAACATTGGGATCGAGTGAAGCTAGTACTAGTCCTGTAGCAGCAACATTGAAAGGTGAAAATGGTGTTGGTACAAACATAGCCGGTGCGTCATTTACAGTTCGTCCAGGTCTAAGTACAGGTAACGCTACAGGCGGTGTAATTAACTTCCAAACTGGTACAACCGGCACAACTGGCGATACAACACAAACAGCAGTGACAAGAATGGCGTTGGTAGAATCTAGTGCGGCAACTACACTAGATTTAACTACAGCAATGACTACCGCGAACGTGTTTAATTCTACAGCAACCACAGTGAACTTTGCGGGCGCAGCAACTACGTTAGCAATGGCACACGTTGGAACTGGCGCTAGAATTATTAACGTTGCTACAGCAGCTACAGGTGGTGCAAGCACATTGACATTTGGAGGCGCCGTAACCGGTAACATAATTAAGTTAGCAGGCACAACAACTGGTACTATTAACTTAACAACTGATGTAACTAGCGGTATTGTTAACCAATGGCAAAGTGTAACAGGTACAATCAACATTGGCGCTAGCGGAACTGTCCAGTTAGGTACAAGTGCTGGTGCTATAACTACCGTCCAAGTCGGTGGCGCTATTACTGGTAACATATTGAAGATTGCTGGCACTGCTGCCGGTACTGCTAATATCACAAGTGATGTGACAACTGGAACGGTTAATATTGTAACGGGTGTAACAACTGGAACTATCAATCTTGGTAGTACATCTAGTACACTTGCTGTAGGTACATTGTCTCTAAACGGACAATCATACGAAAGTTCTAGTGAAACTACAGGCATTGTGGCTGGCACTCCTGCTGTAGTAAGCTCGTTTGCCTTTGCTACATACCGTAGTGCCAAATACATTTTACAAGTAACATGTACAGCAGGTACTGATGTTAACAACTATCAGTTAAGCGAAGTGTTAGTACTACATAATGGTACTTCAGCAACAATGAATGACTACGGTGTAATTAGGACTGGTAACAATCTAGTAACATTTACAGCCGCAATTAACGGTGCTAACTTAGAAATAACAGCAGCCGCAACAACAGGAAATACAATTAAAGTGAGAGTAGTGAGAACGTTAAACACTATCTAATAAATACAACATACTGGTGGAGAGTGAAACCAAATGGCAACAATAGACTTCGTCGTTAAGAACGGCCTGACAGTCACAGAAAAGACTACGATTTTAAGCGCGACCGATGCGTCTACGGCAACAGACACTAACGCATCGCTTTATACAGCTGGTGGCGTTGCCATTACTAAAAAACTATATGTAGGAACTGACCTTCAGGCCGCTGGAACTACAATTAATTTAGGAACCAGCGCAGCCACGTTGACAACAACTACACTTGGCGGAGCAATTACTGGTAACATTTTTAAAATGTCTAGTGTTGCCGCAGGCACAATTAACTTAACAACTGATGTTACATCAGGAACTGTTAATCAATGGCAGAGTGTAACAGGTACTATTAATTTTGGTTCAAGCGGAACTATCAATTTAGGTACTAGTACCGGTGCCTCCACTACAGCTCAAATTGGCGGCGCTATTACTGGTAACACGTTAAAGATTGTTGGCACAACTGCAGGTATCGCAAATATCAGTTCTGATGTAACAACAGGAACAGCTAATTTATTTACAGGCATAACAACTGGTACTTTAAACATTGCTACTGGTGGCGCAAGCGCTACAAACATTGGTGGAGCAGCAGCTACTCTTACACTTGGCACAGGGGGCGGCAATAGCACATTGACCATTAGCGGAAATTCCGCAAGTGGTTCAGCAACACTTGTTACAACAGCAGGCGTAGTAACAACCAATGTTTTTAATACTATTGCTACAACAGGAAATTTATTTGGCGCAGCCACAACTATTGCTATTGGTGCCAATAGCGGAACAATAACTATCAACAACCCAACAGTAGTTGGAACGCAAACAACAGTAAATCTGTGGAATACTACTAGTACAACTGTTAACTTTGCAGGAGTCGCTACTGGTGTGAATATTGCTACCAGTGCTGCTTCAGCTAGCACATTGACATTTGGCCCTGCCATTACTGCTAACATATTTAAGATTGGTAGTACAGCAGCAGGCACAATTAATTTGACTAGCGATGTAACTACTGGTATTGTCAATCTTTACACTGGAACAACAACCGGTACTGTTAACTTGGCAACAGGCGGAGCAAGCACAACTAATATCGGCGGCGCTGCCGCAGCCGTTAACATCGGAACGACTAGCGGTAATAGTACATTAACTATTAGAGGTAATGCTACGACCGGTACAGCTACCTTGGCAACAAACGCTGCCACTGCCAACCTATTCAACACTAACGCAACAAACGTTAATATTGCGGGTGCCGGCACAGCAATTGGCATTGGAGCTACGACTGGCACAGTAACTATTGCTAATCCTACGGTGACCATGAATAATGCTACTAGTGTGGCATTTAACATGAACGGACCAACGCCAACTATTGCTAGTACAAATACTGGTACAGCAAGCCTGTTCAACGCCAACATTACCGCAATTAACTTTGGTCAAGCTGCGGCAATTAGCATGGGTGCTACTACTTTGAATACTACTGTAAGGGGTAATTTCTTAGTTAACGGTAATACCACAATAGGTGACGCTAGTGGCGACACAGTTACTTACAATGCCAGCACCGCAAGTGTGCCAAACACATATACATTTACAATAGATGACACTACCAATGCTAGTATCAGTTATCCAATTAGATTTGGCCACACAACAAGCAACACTGCTGCTGTGGGAATTGGTACAGGCGTTCAATTTATTACAGAAAACGCAGCTGGCACTGCCATTGCTGGCGCCTATATCGAATCAGTGGCAACTAACGTTACTGCAGCAAGTGAAGCGTTTAATCTAGTATTCAAAACTATGTCAGCTGGCGCAACACCAGTACAGGCATTATTAATTAATAATACCACGCACACAGTTGGTGTAGCCAGTACAGCACAGACAATTAACACACAAGTGAGTAGTAATTTAACTGTTACAACTGGTGCCACTGGTGCTACAAGTACTGGTAATACATTATTGGTAGCAGGTGGCGCAGGTGGTATTACAAGTGGCGCAGGTGGCGTAGCAACATTTAGAGGCGGTGAAGCAACAACAAGCGGCGCTGGAGGTGTGGCAACATTCAGAAGTGGCGATGCTGCAGGAACAAACATCACAGGCGCAAATACTGTAATTTTAGCAGGTAACGGAACTGGATCGGGCGGAAGTGGATCAATCGTGTTTAGAACTGCCAGTGCTGGCTCAAGCGGAGCCGCAGCCAATACTATGGTTGATAGATTTACTATCGCAAGTGACGGATCAACTACATTTAGTAGTAATGTTACTGTTGGTGGAAATTTAACAGTTAACGGCACACTGACAACACTGAACTCTAGTACAATCACAGTTGACGACAAGAATATTGAACTTGCTAGTGTGGCAATAATCACAGGACTAACTGTAACAATTACCAGCGGCAGTGGCGTAATTACATTCATCGGCTCTAGCACAAGCACAGGATTATTAGTAGGTCAAACATTGACTATTACTAGTACGCAAAGTGGTGCTCCGGTAATGGGCGTCAGCGCTGTAATTCAAAGTGTAGACAGTTTAACACAAGTTACTATGACTGTGGCTGCTACTGGAACTACTGGTAACGCAACTGTTAGCTCAAGCGGCGCAACTGATAATACAGCAGATGGTGGCGGCCTCACAATACTTGGTACTACTAATAAAACTTGGAACTATGTACACGCTAATACATCATGGACTAGTAATCAAAACGTTGATATTGCCAACACAAAAACTTATAAAATTAACGCAACCGATGTTCTAAGCAGTTCAGCCGTACTACAAAACGCCGCTACAGCCAGCATTGGTTCATTAGTAGCTGCCGCAACGGTAAGCGTGGGTGCCGCTACTCAAAATAATATTTTAAACATCAACGGTAACACTACAACTGGCACAGCTACTTTAACAACTAACGTAACAAGTGGCACTGTTAATAACTTTGTTGGAGTAACCGGAACTATTAACTACGGTAGTGCGGCTACAACTATCACAATGTTCAATACTGCCACAACAGCGCAGACATTCCAATTAGGCGGAGCAAGTACAGCAGCCAGTACTTACAGCATTGCTCACGGTGCCACAGCTAACGCAACTACTAAGACTGTTAACTTAGGTACAGCGGGTGTTAGTGGTAGCACCACTAACATCAACATTGGTAGTGCTGTAAGCGGATCAACTGGCACAACAGCCATTAACAGCGGAACAATTAACTTGGGCACTGTACAAAGTGCCGCAACAACTGTAAACATTGGACCAGCTATCACTGGTAATACAGTAAAATATGCAAGTACTGCTGCTGGTACAGTTAACTTAACAACTGATGTAACAACAGGTATTGTTAACTTGTTTACCAGTGTAACTAGCTCAGGCACTGTAAACTTTGCCACAGCAGGCGCAGCCGCTATCAACATTGGCGGCAATGCTGCCACAGTAAACGTGGGCGGTACAGGTGGTGATGCTGTAGTTGAAATTCGTGGTAACGGAACTGCTGGTACTGCTACATTACGCACAAACGTAACTAGCGGCATAGTTAACAACTGGCAAAGTGTAACAGGTACTATTAACTTTGGTGTTAGCGGTGCTATCAATTTAGGTACCGGCACTGGCGCTGTAACAACAGTTAAAGTAGGCGGAGCAATTAGTGGCAACACATTAAAAATTGCCAGCACAACAGGCGGCACAATTAACTTAACTACTGATGTTACCACAGGCGCTGTTAGTGTATTCCCAAGTTTAACCACAGCCACAATGACTATTGGTAGCGCGGCAGCTGGTAGATTGGCTATCGCATTTACACAGGCTAGTACAAGTACTACAACAGGTGCTGTAACCATCGCTGGTGGACTAGGTGTTAATGGTGCTGTTAACGCACTAACTAAGAGCTTCATCATACCTCATCCAACTAAGAAAGGCAAGTTACTAAAACATGGTAGCTTGGAAGGTCCTGAGTTTGGTGTATATGTCCGAGGCAAAGCAACTGGTAAAATTATTGAACTTCCAGATTATTGGACAGGCCTAGTTGATGAAGATACAATCACAGTTGACTTAACACCAATTGGCAAGCATCAAAAATTATACATAGAAAAGATTGAAGGTAATCGAGTTTACATTAATAACGAAGGCTTGTTTAGCGGCGGCATTAGTTGCTTCTACACAGTGTGGGGCGAACGTAAAGACGTTGGTAAACTAGACATCGAGGCGGATGAGTGATATGAGTGTACACTACAATCCACGATCAGTATTCGATGGACTAGTATTTGCCTGGGACGGTACTAACAATAGGTGTTGGGACGGTTTGTCGTTGACTCATTACGATTTAGTTACTAGAGGAGTAGGCACTAAATTAGGTGTAGGCACGATTACACGAGTGTCGAATCATACTTTATTCACGCCTAGTCCTGCCGTATCAACTAACACAGCAATCATTTCTTTTCCGTCAGCTAATGTTACAGTACCAACTGGGTCAGCAGGCAGTTGGAGTTGGTGGTACTATTATACATCTTCACAATCTATAGACGCTCCTAACTTTGGTAAAGAAACAGGAAGTGCGTGGGACGGACAAAACGGGTTTGTGTTTGGAAATGGATGGGGAACAGATGGATTACGTATGGGAATCGGCGGCACAGTATATAACGTCTACAGTAGCGGTACAACGTATAAACTTAATACATGGGAACAATATACTGTTACCTACAAACAAAATTCAGCAGCAAAAGTGTATCTTAATGGTAATTTGTTTTTTACATCGAGTAATCCTACATCGATAATTGGATACAATTCTAATGACTTAATTATAGGCGGCACAAATAGCCGTGGCGGCAACTGGCGCGGAAATATGGACATTGTTCAGATGTGGAACAAAGAATTATCAGCAGCTGAAGTTTCACAGAATTTTAATGCGCTGAGAGGGAGATTTAGTATATGAGTCTGCGTCACAGTCCTAGGATAGTAACAGATGGATTACAATATCATGTAGATCCTCATATATCTAAGTCTACAAGAGATAGAACATATAATATACATCCTAATCCGTTAGACATATTTGCTTGGTACGCTATAACTTCAGGTCGAAATAATTGCGATATTTCAAGAGAAACTACTTTTAGTAGTCCGGTCGGCGGCATTCCTATGAAGATGGTTACTACTGGCAACGACAGCCACGTAGGTACTTATGCTAACCCTGTATATAATTTAGCACCTACACGAATAGGGGAAACATGGACTGTTAGCGTTTGGGCAAAAGCTAATAAAGCAACAACAGGCCAAATTTTTATATTTGGCTGTTATAACCTTGGATCTAGTTACTACGAAGCACCGGCCACAACTATTAGCATCACAACAGAATGGCAAAGATTTAGCTATACATATACAATGGTAAATCCTGGCTCTATATACATGCAAACTAGATTAGATGGTGCTGACACATTCGATGGAGCAACAATTTGGTGGGACGGATTACAAGTAGAAAAATCTAGCACAATATCAAACTTTACAAGTATAAAGAGTTTGTCACTGTACGACCTAAGCACCAACGCATATCATAGCACTATCGTTAACAACACTAGTTACATTCCAGATAACGCAGGTATTTTAGGTTTTGACGGTGTCAAAGACTATATTACTTTTCCTGCTAGTAATCGACCAACTATTTCAACTGCTACGGGATTTACTATAGGCATGTGGGTGTATCAAACATCAACACAAGTTAGTGCAGCGTGGAATTACTTTCACCTCAATGGTGCCCTTGAAATGGGAACATTTGGCACAGGCGGCCTCTCTTTTATATTAAAAGATAACGCTGCTGCTGGAGGTCCTAGTGTAGTTTCAGGCAATATTTCGACAGGATGGAATTATATCGCATTTGGTACAACTTCATCTCGTATTCCGTTTATGTATCATTATAATGCTACGACTAGTAACTATACAACTGCTGCTGAGTTTGTTTCAGCTAGATATACTATAGATAGGTTGTTTCAAGGCGGCTCAACATATTACGGTGCTAAAATAGGACAACTAGTAATTTACAATAAAGCATTAACTACGGCAGAAGTGTTTCAAAATTTTAATGCCCTTAGAGGGAGATACGGCATATGAGTGTATCAGCAGGCCCAGATCTTGTTTCGGATAATTTAATAGCTCATTTAGATGCTGGTGTTACTACCGGCTTAACTAGTTTTAGTCCTAATCTTTACGCTCTTCCAGAGAATTACTCTGGAGCAGTATCATTTGTAGGGCCCGGAACTACTAACCTATGGTATACTTTTCAAGCATCTGTGAGATCAAATGCAGGGATAGCGCCTAACGGTACCACTACAGCATCTTTACTAGTAGATAGTGTAGATGGATCGAGTAGTACACATAGCATAAGACAACAGTATAATCATTCAGTTGGTGAAACAGTAACAATATCTATTTTTGCTAAAGCTGATACTTTTTCAAATATTTCATTAGTTATGTCTACTCCTAACTTTTCTGACGGTATAGAACGTGGAGTTAACTTTAATTTATTAACTGGACAAACATCTTATACATCTGCATCAACTCCTGGATTTGCCATGACCGCTGCCGGTAATGGGTGGTGGCGCTGTTCGATGACTTACACTTCTACTTTAGCAGCTTTAAATGGTGTACAAATTAGGACTAACAACGGTTCTAGTTCTTTTTATACAGGCAATGGTCGCGGTTCGGTGTTTATATGGGGAGCTAAATTAGAACAATCAGGATCTCCTACAACTTATTATCCGGTTAGTGCGGGCGGAGAACCTACAACTACATGGGTTGACCTAAGCGGAAATAATGCAGTTGGCACAATGGTTAATAATTTTGCCTACAATAATTTTACATATAGTGCTCCAACTCTATCTCTTAATAACAATAGTATTACTTCAACAGGAGCAGTGACACTAGCAACACAAAATTTAAATCAGCTAGCGTTGACGCAGAATTTTTCTGTAATGTTTGCAGCTAAGAAGAACTACTACGGAATTGGCGGCGGCCTTAACGGAAATAGTCAGATATTTCAAGGAGCTACTAACGGATATACAAGTGGCTGGCGCATCAGCGAAAATAATCAAGGAACTCAGGGTGCTGTTTTTAGCGGAACACATTCTTGGAGTTTAGGCTACAACGATATAAACACTTCATTATCAGTAAACGATATAGCAGCAAATAGGATGTGTATTGTAGGATTTAGCGTTTCACCCACTACAATTTTAGGATTCTGTAATGGAAATACTGCTTCTCGATCAAACCCTTTGACCTATGTGTCAGGGCTAAGTGCTCCTCAAATATCCTTTACAGGTGCTGGCGCAGGATCTTGGAACGGATTAGTAGGGTTTTTTATGATCTACAAACGAGCTCTAAGTTTGGGCGAAATGCGACAAAATTTTAATGCCCTACGCGGCAGATATGGGATTTAACTAAATATAATATATGGCAAACGCAGACAAAAATATTGTTATAACCCCTAATGTAGGTAGTACCACGGATCAACCCAAGATCGTATTCACGGGTCAAAACGCAGTACCTATTACATTACGTGTAACAGATGATGGATCATTAAGTTGGGAAGGTAGTGCTGGGCAACTATTCAGTATTAGTAACAGCTTAACAGGCACGCTGTTTAGTATTAACGATATTTCTGGATTACCTGTATTAGAAGTAACTGATGCTCCGTCGATTGTAACTTACGCACCAATAACTGGGGTTTCAGCACCACTACAGGTAGATGTTCACGGATTAGCAGACGCAACTAACTGTGTGTTTACACTAAGACAGAATCAAACTACATTAAGCACTACTTATATTATAGATAGTAAAGATGTAGAAGTAACAGTAAATGGTGAGCGTCTCACAGCATACGCAAGTCAAAAAGCATTTGCTTTTATGCCCATTTATGAAGTAGATAGTAGAACTTTTAGAGTTAGACAAAATCGACTAATTATATACAACGCACCAGAAGTTGGTGCAAAGATTAGTGCTGTTGTCAGAAAAGCAAGCACAACAGCACAAGTACGCAGATATCCTTTCTCTGCTGTAACAATAGGACTCGGAGACTAAAATGGCAAAAAAAGTAATTGATTGTTTATACACATTCACCCCAGGTACACGAACAGTGACCATTACAAATAGGTTTATTAGACAAGAAAATTTAATGTTGATTACAAATATCACTAGAGGTACTGTAATTTTTAACTTTAGCGATCCTGATTTAGGTGCAACCAGTTACGTAGGTAATGCTACAAACTACGGTACGTTTAATGGACTAGTAGCAGGCAGTGCTCAAAGTACAACACAGGGAAATCAGACAACTACTATTGTGTTAAATTATAACACTACGTCAATGAGCGCCACGGACAAGTTACAATTTATTCTAGATGAGCAAGTTGAACACATGGTTCCTGGAGAAGTATTTACAGATCCAGTACAAAAATTCCGAGTGTCTACTCCACAGGCCATGATTGATACTGACTTTGAATATTCAGTACAACCTAGTAAGTGGGAATTCTTGCCTTTAGTTCAAAACTATCCAAGCTTCTTTAGTAAAGGTACTGGCGGTAACAGCTTTCAAATCACCGCAATTAGTGGCGGCGGACAAAGTCCTCGTTCAACTATATCAGTAACAACAGGAGCTTCTCACGGCTTAGTAACAGGTGACATTGTTGCAGTTCAAGAAACTCTCAATCAACTAGCAGACGGAACATATGCCATTACCAATACTGGTGCAACTACATTTACATATGTAGCTAAAGGTGTTGTTAGCGGATCTATTTTAGACACTGGCGCAACTATTGCCTACGGTGGCGGATTATATGACGCAGCCGCTATTCCAATGAGTTCAGCTAGTGGCAACGGTGCAGCACAGTCGTTAATCACAGTTACTACCACGAACACGCATGGATTGTTACCTGGCACTCCTATTCAGATTATCAACGCAACTACTACTGGTATAAATGGCACATGGATTATCACCAACGTAAGTACTCCGACGCAGTTTCAATTCTCATGTGTCTCAGTAGTAACTACAGTGACATTAGGTTCGGCACGTTTAACAACTAGTCCTGAAGCGTATGTTACGCACCGTTCAACAGACGGTGGTGTTAGTATTACTTCAGGCGGCAACTTTGTTGGTGTACAGGCAATTCGCCAGACTCGTAGATATTTCCGTTACCAGTCAGGTAAAGCAATGCAGTTTAGTACAGGTGCTAAGTTTACACCAACACATGACATTGACAGCATCACAGCATCTGGCACAACTGCCACAGTGACTTGCCAGCAAGATCATAACTTTCAAGCAGGTACTGTGGTATTAATTGATGGCATGACTGTGCTTTCAGGCACCAATTTTTATAATGGGTCTTTCACAGTGACAGCAGTTACTAGTACAAAAGCATTCCAATATGTTATGGCAGGAACTCCGACCGATACTGCTCCTGTAGGTAATGGATTTGCAACAGCCACTAGTTTTAAAGGCGCAGCAATACGTGTGGGATTAAATGACGATCAAAACGGATTCTTCTTTGAATACGACGGCCGTCAATTGTTTGCTTGCCGTAGACAAACTATCAAAGAAATGTTTGGAAGATTGGCAGTTACCCTTAACAATAATACTATAACTGGTTCAAGTACACGATTCCGTAGACAGTTTTATGTCGGTGATAAAATTGTTATTAAAGGTTCAACGTACGAAATACAGCAAATTGACAGCGATACACAGCTAAGAATTAGTCCAGCTTATAGAGGACCGTCAGCATCAAATATTCGATATCTAAAAGTGGAAACATTTAGAGTGCCACAAAGCCAGTGGAATATGGATCCAGTCAACGGAACTGGACCAAGCGGATATAATTTAGACATTAGTAAAATGCAGATGGCCTATATCGACTACACATGGTATGGTGCTGGATACGTTCGTTTTGGATTTAGAGGCGTTAACGGCGAAATTATCTATTGCCACAGAATGCCTAATAACAACGTAAATTATTCAGCTTATATGCGTTCAGGTAACTTGCCTGCCCGCTTTGAAATTGAAAATTACGGATACTACAGCAAAGTAGTAGCTGGCGCAACTGGAGTTCGCGGCGCAGCAGTTGGGTCGGGTGATACAACTATCTATGTTGAAGATGCACTGAACTGGCCAATTCCTAGTGCCAGCAACGTAGGAGCAGCAATTATCCGCGACGGTACCAACTGTGAAGTTATTACTTATACAGGTATTGGAGCATACAATGCCACAGCTAGTGGATATCCACTAACTGGTGTTGTACGTAGAACTAGTATTAGCCAAGCTGGTATCAACATCGCAGGATCATTTAGTACTAGTGCTTACACACTAAGTGGAACTGGCAGTTCGGTAACATTCACTCCTGACGCTGGATCAGGCGGCGCAGGCACAAGTCAAGTGAGTATTCAAGAAATTAAAAATACCGCATCACCAATCAGTAGTCATTGGGGTGTGTCAGTGATCATGGACGGTAGATACGATGAAGACAAGAGCTTTATCTTTACAGCTGGTATGCAGAGATATCTATCATGCCAAGCTGGTGTTGAAAGACCATTATTGATGTTGCGCATCGCACCTAGTGTAGATTCAGGTAACGGACGTAACTTTGGTGTGCGTGAAATTGTTAACCGTATGCAGTTGACATTGGCCACAATGGGTGTTTATAGTCAAGGTCAGTTCTTGATTCAAGGCAAGCTAAATCCTAGCACGATCAGCGGTGGCGGCGTTAGTATTCCTACTAGTTGGGAAAATGCAACAGGAACAGTAGGATCTGGTTCTCTAGCACAGGTATATTACTTTGACGGCACTGGAGTGTATGCTACATCAGCTGTTACAGCAAGTGGCGCTATTGTAGGTGGAGATCGTATCTTTGGTTTCTACACTGAAAACTCAGGCGGATCAAACTTCTCCGCAACTGCTCAGAACTTGGAAAAGATTCGAGATCTTGGTACTAGTATCATAAGCGGAAACGGAAGTGCCGCAAACCCTGCTTATCCAAACGGTCCTGATATTTTAGTTATTACGGCAACATTACTTGAAGCATCTGGTACAAAAAATATTGCAACACGATTAGGCTGGACAGAAGCTCAGGCTTAATTAGGAGAATTATCGATGGCCTCAAGGGATTACCTGAAGCATGTAGTTTCTACAAGCGAGACAACCAACAGTACTGTAGGAGATGAGTATTTTAACCCATCTTCTAACAGACTGTTTAAACGATTAGCCGTTAATGGAACTAGTGTACAATGGGTTGAACAACAACAAAGTATTGCCTTTCAAGCTAGCGGCAGCACAGTGGCTACTGCTCCTAGATTTGTTAACTTTCCGGGCGCAACTTTAACGTTTAATTCAAATACCGGCGCTTTAGATATTCAAAGTAGCGGTATTCCCGGTGGCGCAAATACTAACATACAGTTTAATAATAGCGGCGCATTTGCTGGTAGTGGTAATTTAACATGGAACAACAGTTCGCAGACGCTGGCCCTAACTGGATTTTTAACAACTTTTGCGCTAAGTCGCAGTGGAAACGTTAACGCAGCCACTTGGACTACAGCTAGTCCTGTATTTAATAGTGCAGCAGCAGTATTGACAGATACAACTGGATCAGGAACTATTGCTATTAAAGCAGGACATAGTTTTCTAAGCCCTAACTTTGCGTCAAGTGTAGCAACTACAATTACTGATGCGGTTAATCTTTATGTTAATGCCAACGTAGCCAGTACAAACACTACAATTACTAACAACTGGGCATTATATGTCGCTGGCAATCAACGTATTACTGGCACTCTATACAGTGACGCAGATATACAATTAAGTGGTAGTAGAGTAGTTGACTATAAAAATTCAAAAGCGCAATGGACAGTAAACGGCGGCGGCCTAGTCACATGGAACGGCACTAGTTTACTATGGGGAACTAGAGTTATCGTTATACCAGTAGCTAACACAATCATGGGTTCTGGTGGCTATTTTGACATCACTTGCCCAACTACTGGCACAGTTACTTATTACAATTCCGTTAACGTTACTACTACATTAACTTGTACCGCAGCAGGTATTCCATTAGGCGCATGGGAAGCATTATATTATGAAGTAAACGTTGGCGGTGCCAGTACATTCGATCAAACAAGATTTAGAGTTGTTAATTATCAAAATACAACATGGCGCCCAAGCACAGGCTGGATCTTACTCGCCGCTGTCAATGGCGATGGTACCAACGTTGGCCACTTAAAATGGTTACCTGGTCAAGTCAACTTGCCAACAACTGGCGCAACAGTAACTTATAACACTGGCACTGGCGTATCTAGCTGGGCAGCTGGCACTGGTACTGTTACAGCAGTTAGTGTTGCTAGTGCTAACGGCTTCGCAGGAACAAGCAGTGGTGGAACCACGCCTGCCTTGACTTTAACAACTAGCATTACTGGTCTATTAAAAGGCAACGGCACTGCTATTAGTGCGGCAACTGCCGGTACTGATTATCAAACAGCGCAAAGTGTTACAGGTATTGTAAAGTCAACCGGCACGACTCGTTCGGCAGCGGTAGCCGGCACTGATTATCAAGCACCTGTTAGTGCTACTGGTATATTAAAATCAAGTGGTGTAAGTGGTAACGTAACAGCAGCAACGGCAGGCACTGATTATGTAGCACCTTCCGGTACATTCTTTATTGGAACTACTAGTATTGCTCATAATAGAGCTAGTGCTAGTTTGTCTTTGACAGGTGTTAATATTGACGGTAGTGCTGGTAGTGCTGGTAGTGCTACAGCATCGACCTACACTCGAACGCTACAACAAACAGACGGAACGTCCTATCTTGTTCCAGTTGATCCTCGAGCTGCAAGTGGTGCTAGGGGCACTAATTTAAACGCTAACCAGTATTCTCAAGGTTTATTTTCTGAATTTAAGAATTCTAGCTTATTCAGTTTTACTGGAAACTATACAGGATTAATCACTTATGCTAACTGGGTCGGCACAACAGCCAGTACAGGTGATCCAAGTTATCAGCTAGCATTTCATCCAAACGCAGCCAACGCTACAACAAATCCTAGATTAAAATTCCGTGCTGGTATTGATACTACATGGGGCGCTTGGGGCGAAGTTAGTCACACTGGTGTAACTGATCTAAACTTACAACATAATAGTGTTGGCGTGGGTGTAGCAGCACCTGCAACAGCTGGCCAACTTTCTGTTTCATACCAAGCAGCACTTAACACTACAACTCCCGGTCTTGTTCGATACGGTATACATTTACAGGGTCAAACAACAGCAGATCAAGCTAACGGTATTACTTGGAACGGTGGAACTGGTACAACTCAGGCACAAGCAGGTATTTACGTACAAGGTAGCGGCGCCTACGGTACCAAGATGTACATTGCCACAACTGACAGTTATGCTACTGGATCGCAAACGGCTATCAGTATTGATCACGTGGGCGCAGTACAAATAGCAAGAAACAACTTGACTGTTAATGTGGGCTACATGATTCAAAGTATTTCAACAGCATTAACCGCTGCTGGAACCACTCAAGGTACTGCTCTCCAGTTAGCTAGACAGGTTAATGATGTAACAGTAGTAGCAGCAAACTCTGGTGTACGATTACCAGTAGCAGTTGCAGGCATGCGAATTATTGTTAGAAATAGCAGTGCCACTAACTTGAACGTTTATCCAAACACCGGAGCACAAATCCAAACATTAGGCGCTAATATTGCCATGGTGTTGGTAGCATCAACTATGCTGGAGTATATAGCTGTTAGCACAACTCAGTGGTACTTGATGAACAACGTTTATGCTTAATTAAATTAGTTCTATAACGTCAAATATAGTCTGTAACTTAGTTCGGACTATTCGACTGCTAAAACTATTTTTTAAGCCTTGGTGTAAAGGTCGCGGCGCATATTCTATTGTGGTCCATGCCCATCCGCTATGTTCAGCACTTAGAACAGGAACAAACTCGTCGTCTATCACACAAAGATATGTGTGAAAATTAAAAACTGTATCGTTGCTCACAAAAGTTTCGATAGGCACAGTTTTTATAATTTTAGGCATTATACCAATTTCTTCTTGTATTTCACGCTGTAAACCCTGCCAAGGTGTTTCTTGATCTTCTGCAGTGCCGCCAACAAGACTCCATGTGCCTTGATGCTTGCCCGTAGCTTTCTGTAGTAAAAGAAACCTCTTAGTGGATTTTGCGTAAAATAACGCACCACTACATACAATACGTTCTTTAGAGCTCAAGTCGCCAATCCTCTTTACGATACTCGCCTTCGAAACTCTTACTCCAATTGATGCCATTCCACTTGTATTGGACATCAGGCTTGCCTGGATAAATGTTTGTTAGGTAAACTAGATTGTTAGCATTTTCTCTAGCACTGAATACAACTACCCAAGTGTCACCAGTCCACTCAATGATATCATTGGCACCTGCAACAGTGTCGCTTCCATCTGTATTTTTCCAAGCATCTGGGCCATCTTCATTCATAATTAACTCGTAGGCAATTTCACTGCCACTTGGCGCCATATTATCTAATACAATATAGTAATTGCCAGTATCGATGTTGTTGGGGATTCTAACACTACCTGACCCCACTTCAACACCGTTGACCCATACCCTATGATCATTGACTTTTCTATGTAGCGTGTTAGTATTGATTCGTTTGACACTGTTAACAGCTTCAAAAGTATCTCTTAGTCCTCCACCGATATCTTCAAGTATTAAGTAGCGGGTACCTACTACCAAATTTACAGGTCCTGTTTGATGCGGATCTATAATAGCATCGAAAGTACCAGCGCTGGCTCTATAACTCGACGGAATCAATGTATTACCTGGATAGGTATCTGAGTCCCACTCAACTACCATAATGGTATCGTCTAATGAACTAACAGCAATGTAACCTACTACATAACTTCCATCAGGCTGTCTAAGATAAATCTTTGTTAAACTAGGATGATAGATATTAGGATTTTGCTGTATTAGCATACTCCATGCTAAGTATGTTCCTTCGTTACTAATAAGTCTAATTTGTCCGTTTACTACTTCTATGTCAAAGTTACCTATGGTTGTAGTTTGACCAAATAACGGATCAGTAGGCGGCGATGTTAATCCTGAAATATTATTATCAGTGCCTAAGCCTTCTACATAATCTCCATTAGAGTTATTCAAGGAGCTTAAAATATTGGTAACAACGCTGGTAGTAACACCTAGTCGTTTAATTTTAGCAGGCGGACTAATCCATACAGGAGTCTGTAGTGTTAACGTAGCTATGTCTATATCTGTAGCTGTGCCTACAGGTATACTTCTACTACTGTAAACTACTTGTGTTAAATCTACAACACTTAGACTGGTCCAGTCTACATAATTGTCAGTGGTCTGTATTTCTAAACTTGGATTGAACAACATTAAAATCTGTTCAAGTATTTGTAATTTTTGATCGTTACTGCTACTCCATATATCTACTTTTACAGTTAATTTGAACGGAGTAGGCATTAGTCGTTCGACAGTATAATTATTACCCTGAGCCGACGAGTATTCTCCAGTATTTTCATTTATTGCTCGTTCACGAACATGTACTTTACTAATAAAACTAGAATCACTAATTCTATTCATGTCTAGTTCTAATTCAGTAATATACACAGCTATACGCGGCGCAGCCAATACTGTATTTTCACTGTTCTGTTTAATAATATTTGCGGCTTGTCTATCCGCATCGCCGTACATGACAGGCACACGTACTAGACTGCCGTCACTGTATTTGACAACAAAGTTGCTTAGTAACCTAATAATTTGTAATAGGTAGCGACGTACTTGACCATCATAAAAATATTGCATTATAAATCTGCCTTAGGCTTTAACGCTTTAGATACTGCTATTCGTTGTTCTTGTGAGCTGCTGTATAATTTCCAAGCAACTTGTTTATTAGCAGGAGCAGTCTCACTAAATGTTAACAATGCTTTACCACCTGCGCCAGCAGTAACAGTAACTGTTGGGAATATGCCATCGCCTATACTAGCAGTAGCATACATACCTACGGTATAAGTTATTGTAGTCAATAACGTGGTAGTGTCGGACACTGGTGTAGTAAAATCATTGGCAACGAGATCTACACCAGTTTTGTTGCTGTTATTAATAAATGTACCTTTAAGCGTATTTCTAGTATCAGTATTACTTAGTGTAGTTCTTACGTTGTCTTCAAATTTAACCCAGCGGGTACTGTCAAATCTGTATAACCTGTTAGGTAAGAAATCTGTACGCAAAAAGAAATCACCGTCCATGGCACCGTTTGGAAACTGTATACCATGCCCAAAATCTACTCCGTTGGGTGCGATGCCATCACCTGTCAAGTAACCACTATAACCATTACGCTGAGGACGTTTGGCTGTACGACTTGCGTCCATGGACATGGTAGACGCATCTGGAGGAGATGTCGTATCGTCTACACTTTGTAACGCTGCCTTTCCAGAAGCATCAACTGCCAATGTATAAAATTGCTGTGTTTCATAACCGCTTTTAGGAGCATCTGCTTCTGCTTGAGCAATTAACGCATCATTAATTTGTATTTCTTTAGCATGGGTACTTAGAATATCACGCAACGTGGTATCTGTTTCTTCTCCTGTAACAGGATCGACAATCTTTTGATCAAATATTTCTTTATATTGCTGACTGTCTACTATTTTGGTTAATTTTAATCTATATAAATGCGGATACCACGTAGGACTAAATCCTTCAGCAGCACGACCTACATCGCTGATAACAAAATATCTAGGTAAGCTAACATCAATATCGTTAAGAGCAAACTCATCTTTAATATGCGGTAGTTCTACAACGTCGCCGCTCAACGGCTTTCTGCCCACTGAACGAATAAAATCGTTTATGTGCATGGTCATGTAAATTGTGTCGTTGTCTAAGAATAAACCAAACTGGCTTAGATTAAAGTCTAAATCTTGAACATTGTATACGCCACGAAGTCTGTATATGCTAGGATCATATTTTCTATCGCGATTTTCTAAAAATAGCAAATCTTGAATATTTGTTTCTTTAACAGCATCGTAACGAGGCTGGTCAGCGGTAGCATCTTCTTCGTCAGGATTTGCAGGTCCTAAGTACTTGTGTAAATATACGTCAGTGCCGCCAACTTGAAACATCTCGCTGGCAGAGCGATCTATAAATTTATAATCGTTGCCCTTTTCAGGACGGTATAGTGATAAACGTGGCATAGTAGTATATTTATTAATAAATATAATGGGAGAACCAAATGTCAGAAACAAATCCACAAGCTGAAAGACAAAAAGTATACGATTATTGCCGCACTATGCTGGCAGATGGTATGATCGATGTTGAACTAGATCCTATCCATTTTGAAACAGCCCTGGAAAAAACTATTAACCGCTTCAGGCAACGTAGCCCTAATGCTGTTGAAGAAAGCTACATGTTTTTGGAACTAGAAAAAGACAAAAACGATTACAGATTGCCCGACGAAGTTATCGCTGTACAAAGTGTGTTTAGACGAACGCTAGGATCTAGATCGGGCGGTGGAACAGGCACTAATTTTGAACCATTTAATCTTGCCTATACTAACACATACTTGTTAAACAGTACCATGTTAGGCGGTATTGCTACGTACGATATGTTTGCTCAATATCAAGAAATGGTTGGCCGTATGTTCGGTAGCTATATTGAATTTCAGTGGATTCAACAAAGCCATATATTAAGAATATTACAAAGACCGTTTGTTGATGGCGAAACAATCATGCTTCGTTGCTACAACTATAGACCTGATTACAACCTTATAAATGATCTATACGCCAAGCAATGGATTAGAGATTATAGTCTGGCAGTTTGTAAAGGTATACTAGGCGAAGCTCGTAGCAAGTTTGCTCAAATTGCTGGTCCGAGCGGTGGTACACAACTCAACGGTAGTGACCTAAAAGCAGCCAGTAAAGAAGAAATAGAAAAATTAGATAAAGAACTTGAAACTCTAGTGTCGGGCGGCACTCCTATGACATTTGTGATTGGATAATTATGAAAGTACATGAAATACTAACAGAAAATGTTGCAGGTCCACAGAAGTGCTGGCCAGGACACAGAAAAGTCGGCACTCAGCCTGGCACTGGTAAAAATAAAGGCAAGCGTGTAAACGACTGCGAAAAAATCAAAGAAGAACTAACCTTAGATGAACAGTTTGATCTTATTGAAGATCTAGTTGAACAACTGGCCGAAGAACACGGAGTTGATCCAGATGTTATCTGGGAAGACTTTGACAGCGTGGATGACAACGAATTGTTAGAAACTGCCGCATGGCGCCGCAGTGCTGGCAAAAGTAAAAAAGGTGGACTCAACGCCAAAGGTGTGGCCAGTTATCGTAGAGAAAATCCAGGTAGCAAACTACAAATGGCAGTGACTACTAAACCTAGTAAACTTAAAAAAGGCAGCAAGGCCGCAAAACGCCGTAAATCATTCTGTGCTAGAATGGGCGGAGTTAAAGGTCCTATGAAGAAGCCCAACGGCAAACCCACTCGTAAGGCCCTAGCTTTGCGCAAATGGAATTGTTAAATGAAAGTTAAAGAAATTATCTCAGAAGCAAAACGTGCTAAAATTACCAAACGACAAAATCAATCCAGTCGCGGTATAAGCATCTACGGCGATGCTGAACGAGCCAACAGTGACTATGTAGCTTTTAAACTAGGGCAAGCCATGGCAGGCACCGATGGTAAAACAGCACCTGATATCGATGCTAAAAGTTGGCACGGTAAAAAGAAAACAGTTCACCCATACACCGAAGTTGAAAACGAGATGTTTAAGAAAGCAGCAAAGGCAGTAGGAGCTGAATATGACGATCTTAACCACGGCGACATGCGTAGCTTAGAATTAGATAGCGTTCAAAAAACTAGTCCTGTGGCGAAACCTAAACGAAATAAGTACGGCGTCTAACATGAAAGTAAGAGAAATAATTGTAACCGAAGGTGAATATCAGCCTGGCGATCAAATAACAAGTAATAGGCAAGAATTTGAAAAAGTGTGGGCACCAAGATTCCGTACATTAGCTGCACGATGTAATTCTATGTTACAACGTTTGATACAAGCTAGTAGTCAAGCTGCCGATCTTAAAGATGTAGTAATTAAGGTAGAAAGCAATCAAAGTTACATACAAAGTACTCCACAAAATAGATCTATCAGCATAGATTTAACAGTATTTTGGGATGCACCGGATGATGTACTAGCATTTGCAATAGGACATGAATTAGGACACATAGCACTTAAACATCCTGATGAATTATCAGCTAGTCCAGCAGCAACACGTCAAGAAGAATTAGATGCCGACGATTATGGTATACAGTTAGCAATGAAATTAGGATATAAAAAAACTGCGGTATTTAAGTTTATGGCTGGAAAAAAGGATGCAGCAATGTATAACTTAGATATGTCTGGCGCATTACAACAGGATCCTAACAGCACACACCCATTAAACCGTACAAGAGCTAGCAACGCCAGTCGTTTGGGATTTAAATTGAGCCGTACAAATACTGACCAAATTGATCAACTTTTGAAACACTTAGCTTAAACATAAGTTGTTTAACCAATCACTATTGACCTCTTAGTAAAAAAAATGTAATATATACTATCAGTAGGAGATAGTATGATTATAGGCTTCGTAGGTTTTATCGGTTCTGGCAAAGATACTGCCGCAGACTATTTGGTTAATTTTCATGGCTTTAGAAGAGACAGTTTTGCCAACACTCTCAAAGACGCAGTGTCGGCAGTGTTTGGCTGGGACAGAACACTGCTAGAAGGCCGTACAAAAGAAGCTCGTGAATGGCGAGAACAAGTCGATACTTGGTGGGCAGAACGTTTAAACAAACCTAATCTAACTCCAAGATGGATTTTACAACAATGGGGCACAGAAGTTTGCCGTAACGGTTTCCATGATGATATTTGGATTGCCAGCTTGGAAAACAAGATGCGTAAAACTAAAGATAACATTGTGATTAGTGATGTACGTTTTCCTAATGAAATTAAAGCTATTAAAAACGCAGGCGGACAAGTAGTGCGTGTAGTGCGCGGCAGCGATCCTGAGTGGTATCAAGATGCTTGGAATGTTAATCAAGGGCACAGTAATATGAGTTGGTCCATTAGTAAAGTGCGAATGGAACGATTAGGAATTCATGCTAGCGAAACAGCATGGATTGGCAGAGGTATCGACTCAGAAATTGACAACAACGGTTCTATAGACGACTTGTTTGCGCAAATTAAAAATCTGGTTGAAGCCCACCCTGAGTCCACTTAACACCTTCTTTAGCTAGAGTACGCTGACAGTTAGCACAGACAGTTTTTAAATTTAGTGGCCTACTGTTATTGAGATTGCCGTCTACATGAAAGACGTTAAAATGTTCACTGTGTTTGCTTTTAAAGCCGCATTTATCGCAGACACTTTTCATACGGTATCCGTCGGAATACCATTTTGGGATGCCATGTCCTACACCACCTGCTAGACAGCTTTCGCATTTTTTCCTATAGTAGGTGCGACCGTTCTTAATATAGTTAACGGCTGCTGGTCTAAATCCACAAATACATAACGGTCTTGCCATACTGTATTTATACGCACCTTTTCTTCCCCTTTTCGGTGGTGTATTAGCGTGAGATTTTGCCAAAATACACTAAATACAATTAGAACAAGAACCCTTAGGAGAAGCTGATATGGCATTAAGTTCACCAGGCGTAGAAGTCAAAGTAATTGACGAATCGTTTTATACCCCAGCGGAGCCCGGCACAGTCCCAATGATTGTGGTTGCCTCTGCTCAAGACAAAAGTAACAGTGCAGGAGACGGCACTGCTCCAGGTACATTAAAGGCCAACGCAGGTCGCGTATACCTACTAACAAGTCAAAAAGATCTTGGAGATACTTTTGGCGATCCTGTCTTCAAAACAGATGCAAGCAACAATCCAATTCATGCTGGTGAACAGAACGAATATGGTCTACAGGCTGCTTACAGTTTGTTAGGTGTTAGTAATCGTGCTTATGTAGTACGTGCTGATTTAGATCTAGACCAGCTAGATGCTAGTGCTAGTGCTCCGACAGCAGAACCAAACAATGGAACCTATTGGTTAGATACTGATAATACCAATTGGGGTATTTTTGAATGGAACGGCGAAGCTGCTACAGTAACAGGCGGCCAAACATTTACTAATAAAATACCTTTAGTAATTACAGACCCAACTAAAGTAAATGCTGGCACAGGCGGCCCTGTAAGTAGTGTTGGTAAGAACGGCAGCTATGCTATTGTAGCAGTTGGTGACGATGTTACAGAACCAGATTTAACTACGGTTCATCCAATGACTGTATGGTATAGAAATGACAGCGGTACTTGGGTACAAGTCGGTACTACAGCTTGGGATAACAGCTGGGCTGGCAACGTATTATTGTCAATGTCTCCTCACACCAGTGTTCCTCAATGGAAAACTGGAGATTTAGATGCTCCTACAGGCAGTGTATGGATTAAAACAACAGAGCCTAATTTAGGCGCACGTTGGAGAGCAAAACGTTACAATAGCACAACACAACTATTTGAACAAATTGATGCTCCATTATATTCTGATCCTACAACAGCTTTATATAAGTTGGATAAGTCGGGCGGCGGCGCAAACTTAGCAGCTGGTCAATTATATGTAAAATATAATGCTACCGAATCTAATCCTCAACAAGCTGATTTTGTCATGTACCGTAGAAAGAGCGCAGCTCCTACAACTATCAAGTCAAGCAAAGTGACAGCAAGTACATTCGCAGGCGACGCAGGTGTATTAACTGCGGTAACTGCCGTTACAGGTACAAGTGTAGCAGCAGCAGCAACTTATACTACTGTTGGGATTGTAACAGTGTCTGGTTCAGGCTTGGGTGCAGTAGCTACTGTTGACAAGACTGGTACAGGAACAACTTATACATCTTCAAACACAACAATTACCATTACAAGCGGTGGCTCCGGCTATCAATCAGGAAATACCTTAAAGATTTTAGGTACTGACCTTGGTGGCGCAAGTCCAGCTAATGACTTAACATTTACTGTAAGCGGTGAAAGTACAAGTTATACTTTTGACATTGCTTATACAGAAAAAGGTTCAGCTGTACTAACTAATGATACTACTATTAGTTTCACTATTACAACACCAGCTGTTGCCAACGCTGCAACTGTAGCTACAGCTATTAACACACTATTACCAACAGGTTCTCCTATTGAAGCTAGTGTCGACAGTCAAAATCGATTACAAATTGTTCACGAAGACGGCGGTGACATTCACTTGCTAGACGGCTCGAACGGCCCGTTGGCAGCTCTTGGATTCGCAGAATACGAGCCAAGTACAGGAAATGGTACTCTTAACTTGTACTTAGATCCTGCCGCAGACCACGATTATGTTGCTAGCTTATGGGAGCCTTTGACTTACTCTGCTAAGAGTAATCCTCCAACAAGTTTAACAGCAGACGGTACATTATGGTACAGCAGTGTTGTTGACGAAATCGATATCATGGTACACGATGGAAACAATTGGGTTGGATATCTAAATGAATTCCCAAGTACGGATCCAACAGGTCCGTTAGTAAGTGCTACCAAGCCAGAAACACAAGTCGATGGCTCGCCGTTAGAAACTGGCGACTTATGGGTTGATAGCAGCGATACTGAGAACTGGGGTACAGTATACCGATTTAATAAAGATTTATTAAAGTGGTTCCTAGTAGATAAGAGTGATCAAAGTACTGAAGATGGTATGTTATTCGCTGATGCTCGCTATAATACAGCAGGCGCAACTAGTGACGAACCAGCAACCATTGAAGAATTGTTATCGAGTGATTACTTAGATTTTGATGCTCCAGATCCAGCATTGTATCCAAAAGGTATGTTGCTATGGAACACACGTCGAAGTGGTTTCAACGTAAAAGAATTTAGACAAAATTATATCGATGTTGATGCCGATAACATCCGTAACAACGACGAAAGTATGGCTCTATATTACCCACACCGTTGGGTAACAGTGAGCAGCAATCAAGATGACGGATCTGGTACGTTTGGTCGTAAGGCACAGCGTAAGGTAGTTGTACGTGCTCTACAAGCAACAGTTAATAGCAATCAAGAAATCCGTGACGAAGAAAGTCGCGTGTTTAACTTGTTAGCTTGCCCTGGTTATCCAGAACTAATTGGTGAATTAATTACATTGAACTACGACAGAGGCTTGACCGCATTTGTAGTGGGTGATACACCAGCACGTCTAACACCTGACGCAACTAGTTTACTAGCATGGGGTACGAACCAACGTCTAGCACTAGAAGACAACGACTTAGGTGGCGTAAGCTACGACGAATACATGGGTATGTTCTATCCATGGGGCTTCACAAGCGACAACTTTGGTAACAATGTTGTTGTTCCTCCAAGCCACATGATTTTGCGTACTATTGCGTTGAATGACCAAGTGGCTTATCCTTGGTTTGCTCCAGCAGGTGTACGCCGTGGTGGTATTACTAACGCAACTGCAGTTGGTTATGTTACCAGCGAAGGTGAGTTTGCCAGTGTTGCTCTAAACAACGGACAACGTGATACACTATATGAAGCTAAGATTAACCCAATTACATTCTTAACAGGAACTGGATTGGTTAACTACGGACAAAAGACTCGCGCTAAGGCAGCAAGTGCATTGGATCGTATCAACGTAGCTCGATTGGTAATTTACTTACGTAGACAACTAAACGCTCTTGCTAAACCGTATATCTTTGAACCTAATGATAAAATCACTAGAGATCAAGTAAAATCTGCGGCAGAAAGTTTAATGCTAGAACTTGTAGGACAACGTGCCTTGTACGACTACATTGTAGTGTGCGACGAATCTAACAATACACCATCAAGAATTGATAGAAATGAATTATACTTAGACATTGCTATTGAACCGGTTAAGGCTGTGGAATTTATTTTCATTCCACTACGCTTGAAAAATACTGGTGAAATCGCTGCGTTAGGTTAATCCTAAATTATAAAAGGAAACATACAAAATGGCAATTTCATCATTAAACAACTTTACAGTTCCACTAGAAAGTGGAGCTGGTTCACAAGGCTTGTTGATGCCAAAGTTAAAGTATCGCTTTAGAGTTACTTTAATTGGCTTTGGCGTTACATCAGGACAAGCAACTGAACTAACTAAACAGGTTATCGATATCGCAAGACCAACAGTGCAATTTGAAGCAATTGAAGTTCCTACTTACAACAGCAGAGTTTACCTAGCAGGTAGACATAGCTGGACAGCAGTAGCTTTAAACGTTCGCGATTCCGTTGATGGTAGCGTGAGTAAACTAGTAGGCGAGCAACTACAGAAACAATTTGACTTCTTAGAAATGAGTTCTGCGGCAGCTGGTATCGACTATAAGTTTACAACCAAATACGAAATCTTAGATGGCGGTAATGGAAACAATACCCCAACAGTGTTAGAAACATGGGAACTATACGGTTGCTATCTAGAAAACGTTAACTATAACAACTTAGCGTATAGTGCTAACGAAGCAGTTACTATCACTATGACTATCAAGTATGATAACGCAAGTCAAGTTGGCGGCGGCGCTGGTGTTGGTATCACTACAGGCCTTGGACGAAGTGTAGCAGCATCGTCAATGATTACCGGCCCAGGTCGTACTTAATCAAACTAAAAAGGCTGGCAGCAGCCTTTTTTTACGACTTTTCATTAACTACGTAGTTTTCTGTAGTCGATAAATAATTATATGACAAGCAAAGCATGGAACCAATTCGTAGCAGGCGCAACTAATCCTCGCGGAAATGTTGGAGACTTTCAACATGCCTCACGACTTCACGTTGATAGTGATTTAAGACTAGCACCTAAGCAAAAATTCTTATTCCATGTTGTTTTTAATATCAACACTAACGCACTAAAAAGTTTAAACTTTACCTATCAGCATAGAAACGAAATTAACATGCTGGTAAAAAAATGTGATCTTCCTAAGTTCTCTATACAGACTGAAACACTAAATCAGTATAACAGAAAAAAAGTTGTACAAAATAAAATAGATTACCAACCTATTAACATTACATTCCATGATGACAATTTAGGAGTAGTTGGACAGCTATGGCAAAACTATTTCGGATATTACTATGGCGATAGTCAAGCAGCTAGAAATTTAACTGCCTATAATAGAAGTGCCATGAAAGCACCTGCTTTTATGAATTCTAGGTATGGTCTAGATAATAACAGCAGTATGCCGTTTTTTAATGATATAACAATTTATCAAATGGCTAAACGTGCTTGGTATAGTTACAAGTTAGTAAACCCTGTTATTAAGAGTTGGAATCACGACTCCATGGACATGGGTTCTGGACAGTCGGCTGAACAATCTATGCAACTAGATTACGAGGCAGTTACTTATAACACAGGTTATGTAAGTCAAGGAAATCCACCGGGATTTGGTGTTGAACATTATGATACTATGCCAAGTCCGTTAAGTATATACGGCGGCGGAACACGAACCTTATTTGGTCAAGGCGGCGTACTTGCTGGAGCAGAGGCAGTGTTCGGAGCATTAGGTTCTGGTAAAGCATTTGAGAGTCCTGCAAACTTTATAACTACAGCTATAGCTGCGGTAAATACATATCAAAATGCCAAAGCACTGACATCAGCAGGTGTAAGAAGCGAGCTAACAGGTGCCGCAATTCGCGGACTTCAAAGTGCCGCTGTAATAGGATTAAGCGGACAAAACACAATAAGTTTTCCCGTAAATAATCCGTCGGCAACAACATCTGCTAAACCTATACAGTTTGGCGGGAACGGACCATAATGGCTTATAATTTACCATCGCAAATTAATGTTGACAGCAGTCAAGAAGTTAAGAGTTTTTTTGACAAATATTTTAGACAACAAATAACATTCCCGTCTAATCAAATAGATATTGTACTAGGGTTCTTTTTAAAAAGAGGCTGGGACGTAGAAGCTGCACGTAGCACCGCAATAGTATTACTAACACAGTCTAAGATAGACAACGTCGAAGTCATGGAATTGCTCGACACTATTAAAACTCTCAATGATGCGCAACTTAGTAACGTAGTTACACAAGTGCTAAATGCCTATAGAGAGAAAACTAGCACTCTTGGTTTTAAATTATTAACAATTGAAGAAACCACAGAGAGCCGAAATATTAGAATATGAGTCGCTTTGCTCAGGGTAAATTCGCAATAACAAATCCAGAGAAATATGTAGGAAAGAAAACCCCTACATATCGCAGTTCTTGGGAATTTGCCTTTATGAGATTTTGCGATACACACCCTAGCATACAAAAATGGGCCAGTGAAGCCATTAGTATACCTTACAGATGTCCTATTACAGGCAAGCAGACCATTTATATTCCAGATTTTTTTATTCAGTATGCTGATAAAACTGGCAAAATGTTTGTGGAACTTATCGAAGTCAAACCGCAAAATCAAACCCTACGTGAAAAAGTAGGCAAAAATAAAAATAATCAAATTCAATATGTTAGAAACGTAGCTAAGTGGCGAGCGGCCATGGCATGGTGTAAAGCTCAAGGTATTAAGTTTCGTGTAATCAACGAACAAGACTTATTCATTAATGGCAGAAATAGATAAGTATTATTATGAAAAAATTAGAAGAACTGCTCAATTTACCTGAAAATAAAAAAATGGTTAAAGAATCAGAGAAAGCCGCGGATAAAGTTATGCCGCCACCGCTTCTTAGAGATTTATCAGAATTTGATAAAATTTCAGCCGCCCTGCCAAAAGTAAGTGGACTAGGTGATGTTGCTGACGCTGAATTTGATGCTCTAGCACAACGAGCCACTGATGCCTATGATGATCTTATGGATCTAGGCATGAACGTTGAAGCACGTTATAGTGGACGTATTTTTGAAGTAGCAGGTGGTATGCTTAAAAATGCTATCGATGCTAAATCTGCCAAAATTGACAAAAAACTTAAGATGATTGAACTTCAGCTTAAAAAACAACAACTTGATCAAAAAGCCGGCCCAGAAGAAGGTATTGACATTCCCGGCAGTGGAGTTATCATCTCAGACCGTAATAGTTTGATTGAGAAACTTAAAAATATGAATAAATAAGGTATCAGGATTATAATATGAAACTATTCAGCGCATACCTACAAGAAAGTGTAGAAGAGAAAAAATATGCTTTTAAAATTAAAGTAGCGGGTGATCTTCCGGATAACTGCGAAGATGTTATGGAAACCGCACTACAACAATACAAAGTAAGCAGATTTACCAAAGGTAAAAATACTCCTATCCAATCTCATCTATTAGACTTTCCTACACTTAAAAACAGTTCTATGACAGTGTTTGAAGTAGAACTAGATTATCCAGCTACAAGTGCTGTGCTATCTGAATTATTAGCAAATAGTACTGGTATCAGCAGAGAAGCTATTCGTGTACGCACACCGCTCGAAGAAGCAAATGCTGCCATCGAAGCAGAAAATATGACATTAGATGACAAAGGCGAAGCATTGTTATCACAGGGTTATGAAAAGTCAAACAATCAAGGATTGTTCGGCGATAAAATGATTAGTAGTTTCTTAAAAGACGTTGCCAAAGCATCTAAAGAAAAACAATTAACACAAATAAAAGGTGTTAACGAAAAATTGTTGGCCAAGAGTGCCCACAAAGAAAAAGCAGAACCAATGCCTAAAGTAGGTCCTGCTAAGAGTTTGTTTGGATCTAAGAAATGAGTACTGACAAGCTCGATCTTATAGAACAAGAAGGAATTGTAGCTGATAATAATCAAATTACAATCAACATAACGGAAGTCTTGAATGTTACACAAGTAGAGACTACTGTCATAGAACAACAGGAAGAACAATTATGAATTTTCAAGAATTATTATCACGCTTAGATACCTTGGATCAAAAAGCCGTACAAGAAAGCGACAAAGCTAAAAAAGATTACGACGGTGACGGAGAAATCGAAAGCGGCAAGGACGAGTACTATGGCAGTCGCATGAAAGCTGCTTTTCCTAAAGACAAAGAAAAAGAAAAAGAAGTCGACGAAGCATTTATCGATGAATGCGGCATGGACATGCCAGGTGGCATGATGGGTATGAGAACTCCTCCACAGCAAGATTCTGTATCGATGAATCTTAGTATGAATGGCGCAGGCGCAAACGGAATTCGCGACCTTATGGATATCCTACGTAACCTAGACGGCGACGAAGGCAGCGATATGGAAATGCCAGGCATGGACCAAAGACATGATGGAATGGATTCTGACATGCCAATCGTTATGAAAGCACTAGGCGGTGATGACGAACAAGAAAGAGAACCTTTAGGTGACGAGATGTACCAAGGTATCGATGCTGTCACACAAGGCGGCGGAGACCTAAACAAACCTAAGCAAACATTTCCAAAAGTAGCAGGCGGCGATAATCCAATGCAACCAATGGCAGAACGTATTGCCCAACAGCTTAAAGGTTTGTACGAAGAAATTAAAAACAGATAACCAGTGCAGCTAGGGTGATTGAGACCCTGCCAAATAGCCTCTTCGGAGGCTATTTTTTTCAGTAAATAACAATATGGCAAATAAAAGTCTAGATGGCGTACTAACTAAAAAAGCACACGCAAGAGAAACGTTCACCGAAGAACACATTCGGCATCTTGCCGCCTGCTCGGATCCTGAGACAGGCTATCATTATTTTACTAACAATTATTTTTATATTCAACATCCAGTTAAAGGCAAAATGTTGTTTGAGCCGTTCGAGTTTCAAACAAGATTATTAGATGCATATCACGGGCATAGATTTAATATCAACATGCTACCTCGACAGATGGGTAAAACTACCTGTGCTGCTGGTTACTTGTTATGGTATGCCATGTTTCATCCAGATCAGACTATTCTAATTTCAGCTCACAAGTATACCGGTTCGCAGGAAATTATGCAACGTATAAGATATGCTTACGAGTTATGTCCTGATTATATTCGTAGTGGTGTAACTAACTACAATAAAGGTTCGATTGAGTTTGATAACGGCTCGCGTATTGTTAGTACAACAACTACAGGCAATACAGGTCGTGGTATGAGTATATCATTACTATACTGCGACGAGTTTGCATTTGTTCCACCTAACATTGCTGATGAGTTTTGGACTTCTATATCACCTACACTGGCAACAGGTGGTAAATGTATTATGACCAGCACTCCTAACAGCGACGAAGATACATTTGCCACTATCTGGAAAGAAGCTAACAAGAAGTTCGACGAGTTTGGTAATGAACAAGAAACTGGTATCAACGGTTTCTTTCCATTTACCTGTAAGTGGAGTGAGCATCCTGATAGAGATGAAGCATGGGAAAGAGCAGAACGTGGCCGTATTGGTGAAGAACGATTCCGCCGAGAATATAACTGCGAATTCTTAGTCTACGACGAAACACTCATTAATAGCATTTGTTTGGCAGGACTAGAAGGCAAAGAACCTGTACAGCGAATGGGACAAACTCGCTGGTATAAACAGTTGAACCGAGACAGCATGTACGCAGTTACATTAGATCCTAGTCTAGGTACAGGCGGTAACAGTGCTGCAATTGAAGTATTTGAATTACCTAGTTTTACACAAGTTGCCGAATGGCAACATAACTTAACTCCTATTCAAGGGCAAATTAAAGTTCTTAGGGAAATATTAAAATATATACAAGACGAAACAGGTGAAACAGCCAATAATCTATACTGGACTATAGAAAATAATACTGTAGGAGAAGCAGGTTTAGTGTGTATTAAAGACATAGGCGAAGAAAATTTTCCAGGATTATTTGTTAGCGAACCTGTACGTAAAGGACATGTACGCAAATTCCGTAAAGGATTCAATACCACACATGGCAGCAAGATTTCCGCTAGCGCCCGCTTAAAGTTCTTGATTGAAAGCGGAAAAATGAAAATTAACAGCAAGCCATTAATATCTGAACTAAAAGCATTCATAGCAGCCGGTGTAACATTTAAAGCAAAAGTTGGCGAACAAGACGACTTAGTTAGTGCTACCCTGCTAATGGTACGTATGAGCCAAGTGCTAGCAGACTGGGACGAACGTGTGTTTGACAGTATTAGCAGCCATTCAGGGCATGTAGACGATGACTGGGAGATGCCGATGCCTATCTTTATTTCGTCTAATTTAGGATAAATATCAGTATGAACAAGAATCTAAGCAACATTGCTGATGAATTATTTGGAAAAATTAGAACACAATTTCCAAAAGTAAAACTACGAGACGAAGATCGCAAATCAACGGACGAACCTAAATTAGCAAGATTTTTTAATTTTGACTATCACCATAATCGAGTTCCACTAGGTTCGATTAATGTGAGTATTTCAGAAAAAGACGGCCTTGTAGTAATTTACTCTAACGATATTGTGGATGAAAAAGATGAATTCGTAAAAAATAAATTTTACAATTTCCTTCAAGAATTACGAGAATTTGCGAAACAACGACTAATGAATTTTGATACTAGAGATATTTCCAAAAGTAATTTAGAAAAAAGAGATTACGAATTTATGGCAAAAAAGAACAACGGAGAAGACACTATGTCTGAAAGTAAATTATATGGCACTAGCAAGACTAGCTATCAGCAATTAGGCGATGCTAAGTTAATTGTTAAACATAGTGCTCCAGTAAATTTTGAGAACCCAGCTGGACGAGCTCAGCGAATCGAAAGCATCTATATTGAAAACGCACAGGGCGAACGATTTAAGTATCCTTACAAACATCTAAATGGTGCCAGAGCATTAGCCACCCACGTAGCACATGGTGGAACACCTTACGATTCTATTGGAGGCCATGTTATTGGTCTTAGTGAAGAATTAAGTAACCTAAGAATGTTCAAACAGTATGTATCGCGTAACCCAATGGTTAGCGAGGCAATGGGCAGTATTCATTCTAAAGTAATGGAAAGAATCGATGCTGTCAAAAAAGAAATCCACAGCTTACAAAATGCTACTCGTTACACCGAGTTTGTAGAAAACTTTCATGCTAGCGATGCTAAAGAAATTCCGGAAGATGTAATGAACGACTGGATAGATAGATTAACTATCCGTACATTTAACGAAGAACTTAAAAATGTATTTCCTTATATTTTTAAACTAGTAGACGAAAGCGATATTCCTGTTAAAGAGTTAACTATTGAAGATTTAGTTGATGAAGAAACAGAAGATGAAAATGACTCCGACGCAGGCAAAGAAATTAAAGAATTTGCAGACTATGAAAAACAACTCAATCACATTATAGGCGAACGTGTTGACATTTTCAGCGATGACGAAGACAGCAAGAGAGAAGCTGTAGAAAAATTAAATCAGCTTGTTTCCCAACCAATCCCTGTTGGTACAGATGGCAGCAATGCTGTTGAAAGTTTATCCGACATCATCGACGATGATGAATTGACAGATGTTTTCAAAGAACTTGCTGACATCGATCCTGAACATGATGTACGTGATATCCTTAAAGATTATATTAAGATTAAAGACGAGGAAAACGGCACAGATATTTTAACTCAGATACAATTTCCTGCAGATGATGGCATGGATGCTGCCCCTGCTCCAGCAGCTGAACCAGCAGCTGCCGAAATGCCTCCAGCAGCTGAACCAGCACCTGCTCCGGCTGCTCCAGCTGAACCAGCGCCAGCAGCACCACAACCAGTTGCTGAAGAAAAGGAAGATCCACCGTTTGACGGTCCTTATAAAAAGTCAGGCGACAACAAAGATCAATTTGGTAATAGTGTTAAGACTAAAAATATGGCTAAACATCTTGCTAAAAAAGGCATGGCTGATGCTATTAAAAAAGCTAAGAAAGCCGGCGCAACAGCAGAAACAATTATTCGAATTGCTGGTAAAGAAATGACCTTAGGCGAAGCTATCACTAAAGCAGGTATGAAAGTTGAAGATGTTTTTGGCAACAAAGCAGATGAATTAATTGAATTTGTTAAGAGCATGTACAATGCCAATGAAGGTAATTTTCCCAAAGGCGAAGAAGGTGTTAAGATTGCCTGCGAAAAGAAATTTGGAGACAGTGCTGGGCCTATTGCTGAAAAAGTAATTGCTAAATTGAGCAGTCTCGGCGAAATGACTAGAATGAAGAAAATGGCAGGATTGGTAAGATAAAACCATTTTTAAGCAAGAAATCTCTTGCTAAGATAAATAAAAACGTATACAATAACATGTATGCGTTTTTTGTTTTACAAGGGTGTAAAACAAATTAAAGGCAAATAAAATATTAAAGGCTAACAATAGGAGATTATTATGGCATCTTTAGCAGAAATCCGAGCAAAGCTCAAAGAACAGGAATCACGTGGTTCCGACAATCAACGTTCCG